CTTCTTACGTCAAGCTGCGGGGGAATGGCTCCTATCTCGGGCTCTTCATCGAATATGGCGTCGCGCCCCACCTGATCTCGGTGTCGGACGCCGATACGCCGGTTCGTGAAACCCGCCACGGTCCGCGCAAGGTCAGCATCGGCACGATGAACAAGATGCTGAAGCGCGGCAGCCTCAAGATCGGCGAGAACTTCGTCGGTCCTGTGGTCATGCACCCGGGGCACGCCGCCAAACCTTTCCTGCGCCCTGCGCTGGAGCAGAAAGCGGAGGAAGCAGTGACCGCTATGGGCGCATACATCGCCCACCGGGTCCAGATTGGCGATCTCAAGGCTCCCGCGCTCGAGGTCGACGAAGAATGAACGGGGTGATTGCGGTTCGCAGCCTCCTGGTGGGTGACACCGGGCTGACGGCGCTTGTACCGCCCGAGAGAATTGCAGCGGGCACCCTGCCGCAGGGCACTGCGATGCCCGCCATCGCCCTGATGAGCATCGGCAGCGTTGACCGGAACCTGCCGTCGCCGGGGCCGAAGCGCCGAGTGACTGAACGGGTGCAGGTGACTGTGCTGGCGCGCACTTATCCCGAAGCGAAATCTATAATTGCCGCTGTCCGCGCAGCTGCTGCGGATCGCATGCCCCAAATCGACGGGCTCAGCCATGTCACCGTTCACACAGATTCCGCCGGTCCTGATTTCCTCGACGAGGAGACCGGCATCCACATGCAGACGCAGGACTTCCGCGTCTCATTCAACGAGGCACGTTGAAGCCTCACCTTCATAAGGACCTAATGCCATGACCGTTCGGACTTCCGCCGGCACCACCTTGAAGGTGTCGGCCTCTACCCCTGCGACTTTTGACGCCACCGGCTACAATGCGCTGACCATGACAGTGGTCGGAGTACTACTTCCAGGCGCAGGTCATGAGCTTCAAGGTCAATGTCGGTTCGGTCGACCAGATCACCACCGCCTCTGTGACCCTCGAACTCACTACCAACTCCGCCGGTGTGGGCATTGTCGAAGTTCTGGCGCCCTGATCCCTGACACCCTGACGGAGACATTCCATGTTTGACATCACCAAGCTTGCCGCCACCGAGACCTCGATCGTTGAGCTCGTCGGCGGCGATGATGCCCCGCTCTATGACGACAAGGGCAAGCGGCTCTCGATCACGGTCTACGGCCCGGGCACGAAGGTCTATCAGCGCGCGCAGCAGCGTCAGCAGAACCAGCTGATGGACAAGATCAAGAAGCGCGGGAAGATGGACCAGACGGCCGAGGAAAAGCTTGCTGAACAGGCTGATTTCCTCGCTGCTTGCACGGTCAGCTTCAACGGCTTTGCCTATCCGCCCGCCGACGGCCTTGAAGGCCAGGACCTGTTCCGCAAGGCCTATGCCGATCCCTCGATCGGCTTCATCGCCTCCCAGGTTGCTGCCTACATCAATGACTGGGCAAATTTTACGAAGAGCTCGGCAGAGAGCTGAGCCTCTACGTCCGGCAATTGGCGTGGCTCGGCACCGCGCCCAAGCCCCTCAGCAGCAGTAAAGGCCGGCGAGACACCGACACGGAACCACTGACCCGCATGCAGCGTATGGCAGTGGACGACCTCACACCGGACATGCCGCCGATCCGCACGCCGTGGATCATCGACCACCTGATGGATCTTGGGCCGAGCGAAGCCGGAGCCATGGGGACGGTGCCCATCTCATGGGCATCGATCGATCACTGGCAGCACTGCTCCGGAATAGATCTCCCGCCCTGGACAACGCGGCTCCTGCGCCGTCTTTCGGTCGACTTTGTCGCCGAGACGGTTCGGGCCCGCGAACCCGATTGCCCGCCGCCCTGGACGGCAACATCCAGCCTCAACCGTGATGAAGTCTCCCGGAAAGTCACCAATGCTTTCCGGGCGCTGATGATCTCGAAGGAGCCAAACCCATGAAGGCCGGCACCCTCGAGATTGAACTCATCACCAATGTCGCGCGTCTCCAGAAGGAGATGGCTGACATGAAGCGGTCGGTGGCGGGTGCGATGGGCGATATTGCTGACTCCGCCTCGCGCGCGGAAAAGGCGATGGGCGGAAGTGGTGGCGGGCTCACTCGCATGGGCGGCTCTGCCAAGCTTGCCAGCCACCATGTCCAGAACCTCGTCTTCCAGCTCAATGACATGGTTGTCGGTCTGTTCTCGGGGCAAAAGCCGCTGACCGTGTTCATGCAGCAGGGCACGCAGATCGGTCAGATCGGCATGCAGGCCGGGATGGGCATCGGCGGCATGGCGCGGGCTCTGGTCGGCCTTGCCGCAGGCGCGGCCGCGGCCGCGCTCACTAACCCCTACCTGTTGGCAGCTGCGGCGGCCGCGGCGCTGGCATTTGGCGCATTCAAGATGTTCCAGTCCAGCGTCAAGCAGACGGGCGAGCTCGACAAATACGCCCAGAGCCTCGGCCTCACCAAGAAGGAGATGGAGAAGCTCAGGCCGGTCGGGATCACCGTCGGCGACACCATGAAGGGTCTCTGGAAGACCGTCTCCGACGGGCTCAACCTCGGTTCGGTGTTCTCGACCCTCAAGGATTGGGCCGCGACCGCGTTCGACGCGATCATGCAGGTTGGCAAATACGCCATCGCCTTCATTTATGCCGGCTGGGTCGGCGGGTTCGGCGCGATCAAGATCCTCTGGTCCTCGCTCCCCGGCGTCATCGGGGAAGCCGCAGTCGGCGCTGCCAATCTCGCGATCAGTGGCGTCGAGTTCATGGCGAACAAGGCCATCGCTGCCATCAACTGGCTCGTCGACCGGGTGAACCCGCTCCTCGACCGCGTTGGCCTCACCACTATTTCGCGCGTCGAGAGCGTTGCTCTGCCGCGCATGGAAAACAGCTTTGCCGGCTCGACCGCGCGCATGGCCGGCCAGATTCAGAGCGAATTCTCGGCCGCCTTTGGCGATGCGATGTCGATGATGGACGCGTTCTCTGCGAAGTGGCGCGAGAACACCATCGCTGCGGCCAAAGCGCGCATTGCGGCCAAGGCCGAAGAGATCCGGGGCGACAAGGCGGACAAGACCGCCAAAGGCCCCAAGACCACCGAGGCGGAAAAGGCGCTGAAGGCCGCGCAGGATTTTGCCCGTAATCTCGAGCTCGAGACCGCCAAGATCGGCAAGACCCCGATCGAGATCAAGCGCATGGAAGTGGCGATGGCCGCCCTCAAGGCGCCGACCGACGAAGCGCGTTTCGCGATCCTGCAGGCAGGCGAAGCTTGGGAGAAGGCTACGAAGGCGCAGGCCGAGAAGGAGTTCATCCGCAATACTGTCGTTCCGCTCGAGCTGCAGGTCGCAATGCTCGGCAAATCCACCAAGGCCCAGGAACTGGCGAATCTTGAAGCCGAAAAGGAGCAGATCGTGCTCGAACGCGGTGCAGCCGCCTGGGAGCGATACCGGGCTGCCAAGACGGCGCTTGTCGAGCACGACTTTCAGGTGAAGGAGCAGGAACAGTTTCTGCAGAGCCTCGAGGACATGGTCTCGGTAACGCAGGCAGCCGCAAGCAACATGGCCGATGCCTTCGGTTCGGTCGGCGGCGCGATTGGCGGCATTACGGTCGAGATCACCCGCTTTGCCTCGGCGCAGGCGGCAGCCGCCAAGCGGGTCGCGGACGCGGAGCGCGAATACGGCAAGACCTCATTCCAGTACGCCGACGCTCGCGCTGCCCAGGCCTCGGCCGAGATCAACCACTATGGCAACCTCGCATCGGCAGCGAAGGGGTTCTTCGAGGAAGGCTCGGACGGCTACAAGGCGATGCTGGCGGCCGAGAAGGTCTTCCGCGCCTTCGAGCTGGCGATCGCGATCAAGAATGCCGCAGTGAAGATCGGCCTCATTGGTGCGCAGACTGCTGCCAAGGTCACCAGCGACACCGCCATGGCTGCCTCCGACACCGCACGCGCCGGGGTCGAACAGGGCAACTCGATTATAACGACCGGCATCAAGGCGGTGGAGGCGGTGGTGAACGCTATCCGCTCGCTTCCTTTCCCGCTCAACATTGCCGCAGGTGCTGTCACGGCCGGTGTGATCGCTTCGCTGGGTGTTGCCATCTCTGGAGCGTTCGGGGGCTCTGCCAAGCCGCCCGTCACCAACGACGGTACCGGCACGGTGTTCGGCGACAGCACGGCCAAATCGGAAAGCATCTCCAAATCCATCGACCACCTGCGCGAGGTCGATACACTGACCATGCGGTATTCCGCCGCCATGCTGGCTTCGCTGAAGAACATCGAGGCCAATATCGGTGGGCTCACCAATCTCATTATCCGCACGGGTGGCTTTGATGCCTCGGCTGCGGGCATCCAGGCCGGGACCAAGGCGACAGGTATTCTCGGCGGGCTGACCTCGGCCCTAAACGGCGTCTCGAACTTCGTCGGTGGCAAAACCGGATCGCTGATCGGCGCGGGTATCGGTCTTGCCATTGCCGGGCCCATTGGTGCGGCCATCGGGTTCCTCGGTGCAAAGCTGCTCGGCGGTCTCGGCAAGGTGCTGGGCAGCATCGTCAATGCGCTCTTTGGCACCAAGACCAGCATCATCGGCCAGGGCATCTACGGCGGCGCGCAGTCGCTCGGCTCGATCCTCTCGGGCGGTTTTGACGCGAGCTATTACACCGACGTCAAGAAGACGAAGAAGTTCTTCGGAATCAGCGTGGGCTCAAGCTACTCCACGCAGTACGCCGCAGCGAGTGCGGAACTGGAGCAGCAATTCCGCCTGATTTTCTCAGGCTTCTATGACGCCATTTCGGCTGCCGCCGGGCCCTTGGGCATGTCACTGGATGAGGTGCAGTCGCGGCTCGCTGGCTTTGTCGTCAACATCGGCAAGATCGATCTCAAAGGCCTTACCGGCGAGCAGATCCAGGAGAAGCTGACCGCGGTCTTCGGGGCTGCTGCCGACGGCATCGCGCGGGCAGCGATCCCGGGCCTCGAACAGTTCCAGAAGGTCGGCGAAGGCTATTTCGAGACGCTGGTTCGGGTCGCATCCAGCATCGAAGCGGTGTCGTCCTCGCTATCGCTGCTTGGCACCTCGGTTGAAGGGCTGAGCCTTGCGGCCAAAATGAACCTCTTCGACATGTTCGGTTCGGCAAGTGACATGGCGTCTGCCACCAGCGACTATTTCTCGCTCTTCTACACCAAGGCCGAACAGACCGCCGCGCTCACCGCCCAGATGAACCAGGTATTCGGCAGCCTCGGCCTGACGCTTCCCGACAGCATCGCAGGCTTCCGCGCACTGGTCGACGCACAGGACCTAACCACGGAGGCTGGGCGCGCGGCCTATGTCGCGCTGATCCAGCTGGCACCTGCCTTTGCCGATCTGATCGGCGCGGCGCAGTATGCTGCCAGTGCAGCGGCCATTGTCGACGAGCGCCTTGGCCTCGAGCGCCAGCTGCTCGAACTGCAAGGCGACACAGCGGCCCTGCGAGCACTCGACCTGGCCCAACTCGATGAGAGCAACCGGGCGTTGCAGGAACAGATCTGGGCGCTGCAGGACCAACAGAAGGCCGCCGATGAAGCCGCCGCCGCTGCCGAGAAGCTGCGCTCCGCCTGGACGCAGATCACCGACGGCCTGCTCGCGGAAGTGGCCCGGATCCGTGGCAGCATGGATGGCGGCGCCAAGACATACGCACAGGCACTTTCCGAGTTCAACGCGGCAACGCTTGCGGCCCGCAGTGGTGATCAGGAAGCAGCCAAGTCGCTTCCTGGGCTCAGCCAGACGTTGCTCAATGCGGCCGCAGATGCTGCAACCTCCGCGCAGGATCTCGCCCGCATTCAGGGGCAGACGGCCGCCAGTCTCGAGCAGACTGTTGCAATCATCAACGCCATGGCAGGACTGCCGGCCGAGACTGCGGCGGCGGCAGCGCCGCCCAACGCCAGCTGGTGGGAGCAGTTTGCTTCTACCCAGACAGCAACAGCGACCACCTCGGCCAATGACAGCGCGACCGTGTTGATCGATGGGCTGGCATCGCTCAAACAGGAGCTCTCCGACCTGCGCGACGAGCAGCGGATTGCTTCCGCCGCCATTGCCTCTGGAACCAGCAAAACTGCCCGCATCCTCGAGCGCGTGACACCGGACGGCGATGCGTTGGCAGTGAGAACTGCGGCATGAAGCTGATCCGGCCGACCACATTGACCGATGCCATGCTGACCAGCAGCACGGCTCCGGAGAACGATTATGCTGTCTGGGCATCTGGCACGGCCTATGCTGTCGGCGCCCGGGTCATCATGACCTCGACGCACCGCAGGTACGAAGCCCTGGCGGCATCAACGGGCGTGAACCCGGCTAACGATCCGACTAAATGGCTCGACCTTGGCCCGACCAACCGCTGGGCCATGTTCGATGCCCGTGTCGGGACGGCAACCACACGTGCCGGCTCGCTGCAGGTCGTGCTTGCTCCGGGCGCTGCTGATGGTCTCGCGCTGATCGACATCGAGGCGGAGAGTGCCAGCGTTACGCTCACGGTCTCTGGTAATCAGATCTACAGCCGGACACAGAGCCTCAACATCGGTGGCAATGCGATCGACACCTGGTTCGCCTGGTTCTTTGAACCGCTTGGCAAAAAGACCGGGCTGCTATTCCTCGACGTGCCCGTTTACGAAGCGGGCGTCCTGACTGTTACCCTGACGCGGGACAATCCAGCCGACGCCGTCAAATGCGGGACCCTGCTGGTCGGCCGTCAGTTTGACATTGGCGATACCGAGCACGGGGTGGATCTCGGGATCATTGACTATTCGCGCAAAGAGACCGACCAGTTCGGGGTGACTTCGGTCGTGGAGCGCGCCTTTGCAAAGCGCATGTCAGCCCGGGTCGTCATGCAAACCGATGCGCTCGATGACGTGCATCGCACACTTGCTTCGATCCGCGCGGCGCCGGTGCTCTGGATTGGCTCGGAAAGCTTCGAAAGCCTCACCGTCTTTGGCTTCTACAAAGAATTCTCGATCGACCTTGCCTATCCGACCGTCAGCTACTGCAGCCTGACCATCGAAGGCCTCACTTAACCTTTCATCCCTCAGCGCAGGATCTGCCATGCCTATCACGGCCTTGCCCGCGCCGCCCACCCGGTCGGACGCGACAAACTTCAATGCGCGCGCTGATGCCTTCCTTTCGGCGCTGCCAACCTTTGCTACGGAAGCCAACTCGCTGGCCAGCGAAGTAAACGGCTACGCCAGCAATGCGGCCGCAAGCGCGGCAACGGCGACAAATGCACCCGGGACCAGTGCCACCAGCACGACCTCGCTCGCTATCGGCACCGGCACAAAGGCGCTCACTGTCCAGACCGGCAAGGCGTTTGTGGTCGGGCAATGGGTGACGGTGACAAGCACGGCTACGCCGGCCAACTGGATGCATGGCCAGATCACCGCTTACACCAGTGGCACCGGCGCGCTCACGGTCAACGTGACCGCTGTTGGCGGGAGCGGAACATATGCCGCCTGGACGATTGGGCTTAGCGCCCCCTCTCAGTCGAGCGCGGCACTGCTCTCAACCTCGAGCTACGCTGACCCAGCATGGCTCGCCTCGCTTTCGGCTTCCAAACTTATCGGCACAATCAGCATTGCTGCCGGCGGTACTGGGGCTGGCACAGGCGCAGATGCCCGCACCAATCTCGATGTTCCGTCACGCAGCGGCGTCGGTGCAGCCGGCACCTGGGGGATTTCAATCAGCGGCAATGCCGCAAGCGCCAACACAGCGACCACCGCGACAGTGGCCGGCACGGCCAATGCGCTCAACACTGCGGGTAATTATCAGCTGGGCTCGCTCGGGGTCGGCACTGCGGCTTCGGGCGTGACCGGTGAAATCCGCACCACAGGGGATGTGACCGCCTTCTTTGCCTCTGATGCCAGGCTCAAGGAAAATATCCGCCCGATCGAGGGAGCACTCGGCATCGTGCTCGCGATTGGCGGCAAGACGTTCGACTGGAACGAAACACATCTGCAGGCCCGCGGCGGAGAAGATGGCTTGTTCGTGCGCAAGGCCGACTTCGGCGTGATCGCCCAAGACGTAGAGCAGGTTTTCCCGCTTGCCGTGCGCACGCGGTCCGACGGCTTCCTCGCGGTGGACTATGCCAAGCTGGCGGCCCTCGCGTTTCAGGCCATCGCGGAACTCAAACAAGAAGTGGATGGCCTTCGCGCAGCTGGACAGGCGCTGGTCAGCGGTGGAGGCGCCAATGTCTGAGCAGGATCCGGCCGTCGAAATGGCCCTCATTCGGGCTGATCTCGAAGCCGTCCAGGAAGAGCTCAAGGCTGTGCGCAAGGAGCTCAAGGACCTGCTCGATGCCTGGAATACGGCGACCGGCGTTGTCCGCTTCGTCAAATGGCTCTCGACCCTTGTGACCGCGCTCGCGGTGATATTCGCGGCCATCAAGGGCTTTTCGGGCCGCTAACCCTCAGGAGAATACCCATGAACCCTTTGCCTCCGGCCTATGGCTGGATCGATGACCTGCAGCCGCTGCCCAGGATGGTGTCAGAAGCCCGCAAGCTTTACGGCACCGCAGAGGTCCAAGGATCTGGCGATAATCCCGCGATCCTGGGCTGGGCCAAGGAACTGGGGCTCGCCAAAATCTACAATCATGATGACATCCCCTGGTGCGGGCTGTTCGTGGCCATTGTCGCCAAGCGTGCCGGCAAGGCGTTGCCCGCCCAGCCGCTCTGGGCGCGCAGCTGGGTCAATTTCGGCAAAGACGGCAGCGCCCGGCCGCAGCTTGGCGATGTGCTGGTGTTTCGCCGCGGCGAGACCTCTGGCCATGTCGGGATCTACATCGGCGAGGACTACGGCGCCTTTCATGTGCTGGGAGGCAACCAGTCCGATGGCGTGACCATTACCCGCATCGCGAAGGACCGCTGCATCGCCGTACGCCGGCCCGTCTACAAGGCCGCGCCCGCAACCGCGAAGCCAGTCGAACTCGCCGCAACCGGCGCGCTCTCGAACAACGAGGCTTGAGCGCTCGGCCACCCGCTTGCTTACCCGGGTAAGCAAGATCAACCACCCGCCTTCAGGCGGGTTTTCTTTTGGAGAAGTGACATGGAAAACTTGAAGCCCTGGTGGACCTCGAAGGCCATATGGACCGGGATCATCGGCAGCATCTGGGGTATTGCCGGCACGCTTGGTATCTTGCCGGAAGGCCTCAGCCAGACGGACGTTCTGACCGTGGTCCTGGCTCTCACCGGCATTGGCGGCGTCTTGTTCCGCAAAACGGCAATCGCCCGCATCGGCTGACGCGACATGGGCGGGAGCTGCGGCTCCCGCCATCCACATTCCAACAGGTGCAACCATGACCAGGCTGACTATCCGCCGCGGCGGCACCAGGCGGCTGCGCGCCACCCTGTTCGCGAACCTTGCTGCGGGGGTTCGTCGAGATCTGACGGCACTTACCGCTCTCGTGGTCGATCAGAGCCCCAATATCGCTGTGCCGGCGGTCACTGTTCGCAGCCCGCCCAATTTGGGCGAAATCGAAGTGCTTTGGACTGACGAGCAGACGGCCCACCTCAAACCGGGGGCCGGGCGGGTCTGGCTGACTATTGGTCTCGAAAATGGTGAAGGGGAGCGTGAGGTCCTGCCGGCCTTCACGTTTGATGTCGAATGACCGGCACCATCCAGATCCTGGAGACGGTGCAGACCATCGTCATCGAGCCCCAAGGCATTGCCGGCCCCCGCGGAGAAACCGGCGCGACCGGCCCACAGGGGCCGCAAGGACCGCCCGGGCCACTTAGCGCACTCAATGATCTCTCGGATGTCGAGCTGGCCCAGCCCGAAGGCGGCGACGTCCTTATTTTTTCGTCTCCCGACAACCGGTGGACCAACACGAATTCGGCCAGGCTGGTCGATGGAGGTAATTTCTGATGGCCAATACTCTTCGTATTAAGCGCCGGGCCGCAGGCGGTGCGGCCGGCGCCCCCGCTTCTCTCGCAAACGCTGAGCTTGCGTTCAACGAACAGGACAACACGCTCTACTACGGCACGGGCACGGGCGGTGCTGGCGGCACTGCGACCTCGGTGATTGCTATCGGCGGCTCAGGCGCGTTTGTTGCGACGACCGGCGCCCAAACCATCGCTGGGGCCAAGACTTTCAGCTCGATCATCTCCGGCTCGATTGATGGCAATGCTGGCACCGCGACCAAGCTGGCCACGGCACGAACGCTGGGCCTCTCAGGTGATGTAACGGGTACTGTCTCGTTCGATGGCAGCACCAATGCGACCATTGCGGCAACGCTCGCCAACAGCGGTGTAACGGCCGGCACCTATGGTTCAGCCAGCCAAGTCGGTCAGGTCACGGTCGATGCCAAGGGGCGCGTGACAGCCGCGAGCAATGTCGCGATTACATTCCCGGTCACCTCGGTAGCTGGCCGTACCGGCGCAATTACGCTGACGACGACGGACGTCTCCGAAGGCACGAACCTCTACTACACCGACGTTCGGGTGCGTGCGAACCGGCTCGACCAGCTGGCCGCGCCGACTGCTGCAGTTGCGCTGAACAGCCAGAAGATCACAGGGCTTGCTGATCCTTCCGCTGCGCAGGATGCGGCCACCAAGAACTATGTCGATCTGACCGTTCAGGGGCTCGATCCCAAAGCCTCGGTGAAGGCCGCCACGACCGCCAATATCGCATCGCTCTCAGGCACCATGACCATTGATGGCGTAGCCCTGGTTGCCGGCGACCGCGTGCTCGTGAAGGATCAGACTACGCCATCCGCCAACGGCGTCTATGTTGTTGCAGCCAGTGCCTGGGCCCGTTCCGATGACCTTTCGACGTGGGCCGAACATGTATCGGCCTACCTTTTCGTCGAGCAGGGCACCGTCAATGCGGACGTCGGTTTTCTGTGCACCGTCGATGCGGGCGGCACGCTTGGAACGACGGCGATCACCTTCGTACAGTTCAATGGCGCCGGGCAGATCGTCGCTGGGGCTGGCCTCACCAAGACCGGCAATACCATCGATGTAGGGGCCGGCGTGGGCATCTCGGTTGCGGCCGACAGCATCGCTCTGACGGGTCAGGCCCTGGCGCTCCACAATCTGGCGACGAACGGCCTCGTCGTCCGGACGGCTGCGGACACTGTTACCGGACGGACGCTGGCTGCTGGATCCAACAAGATCGCGGTCACCAATGGTGACGGCGTGGCGGGCAATCCCACGGTCGATGTCAACGAGGCGAATCTAACGCTGGGGAACATCGGCGGCACGCTTGGTGTGGCGAAGGGTGGCTCCGGCGCGACCACCCTCACGGGCAGCGTTCCGGCAGCAGGATCGCTCCAGGCGGGGGAACTTGCGGTCAACCTGGCTGATCAGAAACTCTATTCGAAGACTGCTGGTGGCACCGTGGTGCAGGTGGGATTTGGCAATCTGACCTCGGCCATGGTGACGACCGCGCTCGGCTTCACACCCTACAATTCGACCAACCCCAGCGGCTACATCACGGCCAGCGGATCAATTACCGGATCATCGGGCTCCTGCACCGGCAATGCTGCCACTGCAACAAAGTGGGCGACCGGCCGGACCATTGCACTGACCGGTGATGTGACCGGCACCAGCGCAGCATTTGACGGATCCGCTGCCCTGTCGTTTGCGGCAACGCTGGCCAACAGCGGTGTTACAGCGGGCACCTACACCAAGGTCACAGTTGATGCGAAAGGTCGGGTCACGACGGGCGCGTCGCTTGCCTCGGCGGATGTAACCGGGGCGCTGGGCTACGCCCCTGCCAACAAAGCAGGCGAGAGCTTCACTGGCTCGATCTCAGTTGTGGGCACTATTACAGCAACTGGTGACATCACGGCCTATTCCGATGCCTCGCTCAAAACCGATGTTGCCACGATCTCGAATGCGCTGGGTTTGGTGAACAGCCTGCGCGGTGTGTCATTCAAGCGCATCGCTAGTGGCAATCGCGGCATCGGTGTGATCGCCCAGGAATTGGCCGCGGTTGTACCTGAGGCTGTGCAGGCCAACGATGATGGGCTCTTGTCTGTTGCCTATGGCAACCTCGTCGGTGTTCTTATCGAAGCTGTGAAGGAGCTCTCCGGTAAGGTTGAGCAGCTCGAGGATATGGTCAAATGAGGTCGATTTGCGTGAACTGGCACGCGTTCCGTGCGCCGGCAGCACTTGACCGGCCCCCACTGAGTGGTCCGCGTTAATTGTTAGTGCAAGATTGCCTCCGGCGCCATCGGTGACCGCAGGTGGAGCGAAGCGGAACCGGAGGGCTGCCATGGCGGCGTCGCTGTTTCTGGGGCCGGTGGTCGGTAGCCAAGCGAGCTGTGCGGCCGGACGGTGTTGTAGTGCCGCCGCCAGGCTTCGATCAGGATCTTTGCCTCAGCCAAGGTGTAGAAGATCTCGCCATTCAAGAGCTCGTCGCGCATCGAGCCATTGAAGCTTTCACAGTAGCCGTTCTCCCAAGGGCTACCTGGAGTGATGTAGAGCGTCTTCACGCCGATCTTCGCCAGCCATTGCTGCACGGCATTGGCGATGAACTCGGGGCCGTAGCACATTGGGAACCGGTCCCTCGAAGGGCCGCATTGCCTTGATGAAGACAAGGGCGCGTAGCGTCCGCCGGCTTCATCAAGGCGGCCATGACCGGCCAGCAGGTCTCTAAAGTGAAGTTGTCGACTCAACCCTTTGGAGACTGAACGACCATGACCAAGCGTAGTTCTACTCCCGCCGATGCCGTGCTGGTAGCCATCGATATGTCCAAGCACCGCCAGGAAGTGCTGATCGAACGC